GCGCGGGCCGAGGTCGTCGCGGGGGGGCGGCGGCGTTCACACCGCAAGGATGCCGCTCACCTTCTACTTTCCACAAGTGTAAGTAGAAAGCTGGCTCGATTTGTCGCTTTAGTGACCAGGACCCTCGGCCCTCTCGGCCTGACTCGGGGCCGCTCCCCTTGACTACCTACTACTGCCACTGTAGAAATGTGTCAGTGCACCAACGGCGCACTACCGCACCGACGCAGAGGTGATCGTGACCAAGCTGATCAGGAAGAGCGCAGGTGAGCCCCTGCGCGAGGCCATGCGACAGGCCGGACTCAGCGGCCCGGCACTCGCCGACCGCACACGAGTCGTCGACGCCACCGGGAGAGGGATCTCCTCGGCCACAGTCGGCAAGGTCGCCGGCCGCGGCGCGTCCGCTGGCGACCGAGTGCGGCTACGCACGGCCTGGCTGATCGCCGAAGTGCTCGACCAGCCCATGCATCGCCTCTTCGTCATGCCCGCAGTTTCTACCGACACAGTAGAAAGGTAAAGGCCAATGGCCACTCTCGCCGACCGAACGGCGGCCCTCCGCGAGGCAGGGCTTACCCCCTTGCTGAAGCAGTCCGAGGTGGAGGCGTACTTCGGCGTCTCGGACTGGACGGTCAACCAGTGGGTCTCGCGCGGCTGCCCCGTCGAGCCGACGCCGTTCCGCGGCAGGCGCTTCGAACTGGAGCGCGTGAAGGCGTGGATCTCTGAGACCGCCGCCGCGGACGCCGCCGCCTGACCGCTCCTCAGTGGTCGGGGCCGCCCCCGGCTGGCACCCGGCGAACGGCCCCTAGCCCACACCCATCACAGAACTCACGAACAGGAGTGGACCTGTGTCCATGATCCCGTACCTAGACGGTGACCTCGTCACGGACCCGAGGCAGCAGCTCGGCCCCGCGATGGCGCTCGTGCAGCTCCTCAGCGAGCACCCCGAACTGCCGATGGCCTCATGGGACGTTGGCCAGCACTTCGCCCGGCTGGAGGGCACCCTCCACGGACCGTCCGCCCTGGAAGAACTCAGCCGGTACGCGGACGTCATCGGGGGAGAGACCGAGACCGAGGGCGAGTTCGTCACGGTCGGAGTCGCGTACCGCACCCACCGGCTCGCGACCCGGTGGCGCGACGTGCCCGTGCACGTCCGCGCACTCATCAAGGCCACCCACCACCCCGTTCCGGCCCTGGTCTCGGGGGGTGCGCGCTGATGAGCAGCAGTCGCATGCCCGTGACGGGTCCGTTCCGCATCTATGTGGACTCGACGCCTACCGGGGTCAAGCTCGACGTCTCGCACTACCTGCACGCGGTGTTGCTGTCCCTCGCGGAGGCCGCGGCCGAGGACCCGGAGGGGCTCGCCGACGAGCTGGCGGCCCTGGGAGAGCTGTCGCAGGCCGCCGCGCACCAGGGGCCGGACTCGCACGCCGTGCACGAGCGCGACGCCCGCGCCGACGCGCTGGTCGCGCAGTTCGCCGACGAGGGGACGCTCCCGGTGTACGGCGCCCAGGTCGGCGCGCTCGCGGAAAGCCTGCGCAAGCTGACGGTGCCGCGTCCGATGCCGGGGCAGCCCGCCGAGGGTGGTGCTGCCGCGTGAGCGCCGAGCAGGAGATCCGCACCGTCGCGAACACGATCGCGGCTGCGGCACTGGGCTGGAACAGCACGGGCCGGAAGCCGTCCGAGCTGTACCACGCGATGGCCGAGCGGCTGCACGACGCCGGGCTGATCGGCTCGCCCGAGCGCGCGGCCGAGGCCCGCGCCGAGGGCCTGTGCTCCGCCGCCGACCACATCGACGCAGCCGTGATCCCCCGTCCCGTCGATGAGGCGGAAGAGCACATGAACGGCGTGCTGAGCGGCCTCTCGGAGGAGCTGCGCGAGCTGGCCGAGGAGGACGGCGCCGGACGGGCTGTCTACCTCGCCGTGCACGAGTCGGGCATCCGGCTGGGCACCTACACCAACCGGCGGGCCGCACAGCAGCACTGCGAGGCGCTCGTCCGGCGGGAGTCGGGCTCGTCCCTGTCGCTGGAGTGGCTGGGGGGCGAAGAGGAGGACCCCGCCGTGGGGGGGGTGCGGGTGAGCAGCGATGAGCCCCGAGCAGCGTGCCGCGCTCACCGAGCAGTTGGGCAACACCAGCCCCGCGACCGACAGCTTGCTGGACGCCTTCGCCGAGTCGATCACGAACATGCGCGAGCACGACCACAGCACGCAGCGCGAGGACTGGCACTGCCTGAACCTCGCCGCGTACATGGGCGAGCGGATGGCCCCGGTCCTGCGTCGCCTGCTCGACGCCGAGGCGGAAGTCGAGCTGCTCCGCGGCGAGTTGGCGTCCCGCCCGTCTCGCGCCGCCGAGCGGGGTGACGCGGGATGACGAACTGGAATCAAGGTCTGACCGGCCAATCCAAGCCCGGCCGCACCGTCCAGCCCCCCGGCGGCTGCACCGCCGACCGCTGCGGCCACGAGTACACCGGCCGCGCCCCCAACGGCATGACCCGCGTACGAGTCGACGGCTCCCGCGAGCCCGAGCGCACCTACTGCAAAGGCTGGTGCGCCGCGTACGGCCAGGCCCTCGCCGAGATCCGCACACTGCCCGAACCGGAGGCCGCCCAATGACCGGACCCGAGCACTTCCGCGAGGCCGAGCGCCTCGCTGACATGGCGCACCACTACACCTACGGCGACGGCGCCGACTCGGTCACCGGGGCCGCGCTCGCCGCGGAGGCGCAGGTGCACGCCACCCTCGCCCTCGCCGTAGCGGCCTCCGTAGCAGCCATACCGCGGGGCAAGGTCCTGGCCGACCAGTGCCGGACCGCCGAGCCCGCGCACGGCCGCCAGTGCCTCAAGGCCGACGGTCACAGCGACGGTCACGACTTCGGCTTCGGGTACGGCGGTGATGCCGCGTGACGAACACCGCGCTGGCCGGGGCTTCGGCCCCGGCCGCCGGCCGCCGCTCCACCAAGAGCGCGCCGACCGGCTCCGACCGCATCCCCCGCCGCTCCCAGGGCTGGTACCGGGACCCGCTCGACTCCAAGGTCAAGTTGCGTTCGGTCACCACCATCCTGTCGCAGGGCATGCCCAAGGAAGCGTTGGTCTTCTGGGCGGGGAACCTGACCGCCGAGACCGCGCTGGACAACCTCCCCTACCTCGTCCGGGCCTCGCTGCGGCCGGAGGACCGTGCGGAGGCGTACGACTGGCTGCGCCGGGCCCACACCCGCAAGAAGGACGCTCGCGCTGACATCGGCTCCGCCGTGCACACCGTCATCGAGGCGCACGTCCTGGGCCAGCCGATTCCGGCCGAGCTGCTGGAAGACGACGAAATCGCCCCGTACCTGTCGCACTTCCTCCGCTTCGTTGAGGAGTGGCAGGTCACATTCGAGGCGTCGGAGATGGTCATCGCCAACTACCGCGAGGGCTACGCCGGGACGCTCGACTACCTGCTGCGATCCCCGCTGATCAGTGCCGCGCTCAAGGCCCCGGCGGATGCCGTGTTCATGGGCGACACCAAGACCGGCGGTGAGCTGGACGTCAAGGGCGTCTACGCCGAAGCCGGGTTGCAGATGTCCGCCTACGCGCACGCCGAGATCGGGTGGCTGCGGGACGGCACGAAGGTGCCGCTGCCCAAGGTCCACGACACCGGGATCGTGCTGCACCTGCGGCCCGAGGGCTACCGGCCCGTGCCCGTTGCCTGCGGGGATCGCGAGTTCGCCGCGTTCCTCCACGCGCGGGACATCGCCGAGTTCCAGCGCACCACCGCCAAGGGCGTCGTCGGAGACGCCCTCACCCTGCCGACCACCAGCCACGAGGAGAGGGCTGCCTGATGCCGATTCTCGACCTGCAACAGCGCACCCGCGAGCTGGGACGCATCCGTATCGGCGTCACCGCACCGACCCAGTCCGGCAAGACCCGCCCGGCCAAGCTGGACCGGTTCCGCTTCACCTCCGCGTCCCGGCCGCTGCTGGAGAAGGTCGCCGCCCTGTACGGCGGCACCGTGGCGGACTGGACCCCCGCCAACGGCGGTCCCGCCGCCCACGAGGTCATCACCGACGCCCGCCGGGTGCCGATCCTCGTCCCGCCGCAGCCCGTCTCCCAGTACTACGAGCTGTGGTCCGGCGGCGGCTGCCAACGCCGCTGCGACGGAATCACCGAACTCCTCACTGACCGGGCGTGCCCGTGCGGCCCGGACCCCGAGCGCCGCGAGTGCAAGCCCACCACCCGCCTCAACGTCGTACTCCGCGACGTTCCCGGCGTCGGAGTGTGGCGGCTGGAGTCCCACGGCTACTACGCCGCCGTCGAACTCCCCGGCGTCGCCGAGCTGCTGGCCAAGGCCGGCGGCTACGTCGAGGCGTACCTCGGGCTGGAGGAGCGCACCGCGAAGCGGGACGGGCAGACGCGGCGGTGGATGGTGCCGACGATTGACATCGACATCGCGCCGTCCGCGCTGATGGCCGGGCAGACCAGCACGGCTGCCGTGGCGACCGCCCCAGAGCGTGCCGCGCTGGAGGCGCCGCGTCCGGACTACGTGGCGCTCGCTGAGGCTGCCACGACGGCGGACGCCGTGGGCGAGCTGTGGACGCAGGCGGTGCAGGCCGGGCACATGGACGACCAGATCGCTGCCGCTCTGCGAGCCCGGGGCGAGGCCCTGAGGCAGGAGGCGCACGGCTCGGGCCCGCAGGAGCAGGGTTCCGAGTCGGCCCCGGAGTTGGTGGAGGCCGAGATCGTCCCGGACGACGAGACGCCCGACGAGGTGCCCGAAGACGTGTGGTTCGACATCATCGCCGCCGCCGGGAAGCACGGATGGTCCACGGCCGAGGTCGAGCAGCGGTTCGCGCAGGCCAACGACGGACTGCACCCGTCTACCGCCAGCGTCAAGCGGCTGCGGTCCTTCCTCGCTGACTTGAAGGGGGGTCGGGCATGAGCTGGCACACGGGCCGCATGTGCGGCTTCGACCTGGAGACCACTGGCACCGACGTCGAAACAGACCGCATCGTCACGGCCTGCGTCGTCCAGTGCGGCGGCGGGCTTCCCACCCAGTCGGCGACGTGGCTCGCCGACCCCGGCGTGGAGATCCCCGAAGGTGCCGCCGCCGTGCACGGCATCACCACCGAGCGGGCCCGCGCCGAGGGACAGCCCGCGGGCGAGGTGGTCCAACAGATCGTCGCCGCCCTCTCCCAAGTCGTCCTCGCCGGTATCCCCCTCGTGGCCATGAACGCACAGTTCGACCTGACCCTGCTCGACCGAGAAGCTCGCCGCCACCGCGTGCAGCCCCTCACCGACATCGGGGGCGAACTGCTGCGGGTCATCGATCCGCGCGTGCTGGACAAGAAGATCGACCGATACAGGCGCGGCGGCCGGAAGCTTGAAGACCTCTGCCGCCACTACGGCGTGACGCTCAACGGGGCGCACAGCTCGGATGCCGACGCCATCGCCGCCTGCCGCGTCGCCTGGCGCATCGCCCAGCGGGAACCGGCCCTGGCCGACGCCGAGCTGTCGTTCCTGCACGAGAAGCAGGTGGCATGGGCCCGGGACCAGGCCGAGGGACTGGCCGCCTACTTCCGGCGGACCCCCGGCAAGGAGCACCAGGCCGATGCCGTCCGCACCGACTGGCCGCTCATCCCGGCTCCCCGCGACGGAGACGACCGGTGAACGTCGACCTCTTCGAGCTGGACCCTGCCGCCCCGGCCACCCGGCCGGGCGCGGCGGGGCCCCGCCCCCTCGTCATCGGCATCGACCCCTCCCTCACCTCCACTGGCATCGCCGGAGCCGACTGGGCCGACGCCCTCCGCCCCAAGCGGCTGACCGGGCACCGCCGGTTCGGGTGGCTTCTGGCCGAGATCAAGGACCGCATCAAGGCCGCCGACATGGTGGTGATCGAAGGCCCGGCGTACGGGCAGCAGTTGCAGGCCGGGCACCACGAACGGGCCGGCCTGTGGTGGGGCATCACCCACGCCCTGTGGACCCGCGGCATCCCTTACGCCGTCGCCACCCCGCACAGCCGCGCCATCTACGCCACCGGCCGCGCCAACCCGGCGCAGCAGGAGCCCAAGACCCGTCGGGCGCGGATCACCAAGGGCATGGTGCACACCTTCGCCGTCGAGCAGCTCGGCGTCCGGTGCGAGGGACCCGGCCGCTACGACGAGGCCGACGCCGCAGTCATGGCCGCCATGGGCCTGGACTGGCTCGGCCACCCCACCGTGCCCGTCCCCCAGAAACAGCGCCGCGCGCTGGACGGCATCGCCTGGCCCGACACCCTCCCGGCGGCAGCACGATGACCAGCCACGAAAGCGCCCACGCACCCGGCACCCCCGCCACATGCGGTCACTGGCTCGGCGCCGAGCACCGCCACTGCGGCACCAAGACCGTGCGCCTGTACGGAACCGGACTCCGATGCCCCGCGCACACCCCCGCGGCCCTCGCCGGACGCCCCGAGCCCGACCCCGGGCCGGGCATGCCCGCCGGCGCCTGGACCACGGTTTCCCCGCTCGGCACCAGTGCGCTGATCGACGCCCGCGCCGTCGCCTCCGGGAAGCGCCGCAGTTCGCCGCACGTCTACCGCGCGGCCCAGGCCGCCGTCAGCGCGGCCCCCGCGGTCACGGACCTCCGCGTCGACCTCGGCGAGCAGGACGCCCACGGCCGCTGGGTCCGCTACCCGAGCGCCGACTACCAGTGCCCGCACTGCGGCTGGACCGACAGCGCGTCCGGGGACGCCGTCCCGCGCTTCGCCGCCACCATCCGCGACACCCACCGCCCCCACTGCCCGAACAGGAGCACCGTATGAACCCCACCACCTCCATGGCCGCGATCGACGGCCGCGACGCCCTCGCCTTCGTCATCGTCCGCCCAGGCTCGGCCGACGGTTCCGTGTCCATCGAGGCCGCAGCCAACGGCATGAGCAAGGCCGCCGCCGCGCACGTCCTGCGGCACGTCGCCGAACAGTTCGAGAAGGACGCCGCAGCCGAGCAGCCCGGCCGCGAGTAGCCGCCGCGGGGCCGTCCACGCGGCGGCCCCGCTCTCCTCCCTCCCCACCCAGCACGACCGAGCCGAGGACACGTGAGCACAGACGAGCAGCAGCGCAGCGGCAGCGTTCCGCACGCCTACGGCAACGCCCTGGCGTGGCGCTGGTCGCGCGAGATGCCCGTGAAGCTGCGCCGCAGCATCCTCACGCTGCTCTACGCGCTCCGCTCCATGGCCTCCGCCTCCGGCGAACTCCGCTTCGCCGACGGGAAGCCCATCCGCATCCAGGACATCGCCCGCGCGGCCGGTGCGGACGAGAAGGATTGCCGCCGCTACCTGCGCGCGGCCATCGCCGCCGGGGTCGTCGCCGTCAAGGGTGAGCAGAAGCGCGGCAAGGCCACCTTGTACGTCCTCGTCCTCAACCCGATGCCCGACTGGGCGGCCGGAGAGCAGGCCCTCGCCGGCTCCCGTAGGGCGCCGGGGAAGGCCCCGGCGCCCTGGACGGACGACCCCGAGAGTTCGGGGGACCGCGACCCGAACCAGTTCGGGGGACCG